AGGGCAAGCTGATTCTGTTATTAGACGCATCAGGTGAACCTGTAAGAAAGAACTCCACAGAATTATCGTCTAGCTGAGGGATGATTTCATCAACTAGGTACTTTTGCAGCGCAAGCTCGCCACGTTCTATTCGTGTCATAGTAGTTTGCCTTTGTTTGCGTACCACAGCTTAAGCTCTTTACTCATAGCCATCTTTATTTTTTCTTTTGACACTGCCATAGCAGCTGCTAGCTTAGCGTTTGCTACGTACTGACTGCCTGACGGGTCTTGCTCTATTGGATTGGCAATGGATGTCTCGTTAACCTGCCCTGTCTTTATTGACGTAAGCAGGCTCTGAGCTTCCATTACTCTATAACGCGATATAGCATCAGATGCAGATCCACCATCACCGCGACTACCTACAGGAGGCACGCCTCTGTCAGGGATATACATCCTAGCAGTAGATTTCCCTTGTTCAGTCTGCCAGTTAAACGCTGCCCTTCCAGAGTCTTGTTTAGTTGCAGCAGGTAGGGAGAAGATAGCCTCCTCTAACCCTGCAGCGTGCATCATTGAAGGTAACTTTGTTAGCTTCTCTGCAATCCTTTTTGATACCTCAGAGTTCCTACCCATGCTATACCCTCTGGCAGGTTAGTCGGTACTGATCAAACGTGTAATTGTATTTTACTTCCGTAATCTGCCACTCTACGTCATCAATCAGTAGTTTATATGAGTTGGTAGGGGGAAAGCCTATGGCAAAATCGTCAATAAACACTCGTAGTTCGTTAGTGGATACCATCTCAGTCATAGGTTCTGACATAGACGACCCTACCCATGCGGTTACGTTGAACTCTTCTGGTGCGGTAGAGCCTGAAGTACCATCAGGATCATATGGATTCCATCCCGTAGAGCTTGTAGTGCCTACTGCCTCAATCTTAACTATCTTGATGTCTTTACGAGTATCTTTCAGTCTAGCTATCCTAGCCATCCAGAACCCAGAGTCTTTATAGGGTAGTTCAACTATGTAAGATAGCCCGTCTGGGAAATAGATAACGTCATTGGTTCTTAATCCAGAGAATCCTGTGAACGTGAAATATTTTCCAACAAACTCACTAGCCTGATCTGACTCTTCTGTTACAGTTCTAAGCTCAGTGTCGAAGTAATAGTCTCCCAGTGCTACATACTCTAGCCAACCTGGGTAGTCTTCTGTGGCAGTGTCAGCTAGTTGTCTACGACGTATAGTACACACTGTATCTACTTGGTGCAGTGTGGTTAGAGTCTCTACGGCTAGGCTGCCATCTGTGTCAGTCCTGTCGGCACCTATAAGATATATGCTACCGTCTACGGTGTTGCGAATGACCCCTGTGTCAGGAAATGTAGCTCCTGGTTCATGGGTCATTTGTCTTCGCCGCACAGGCCTGTTGTAGATGGATAAGAATCTATCCACATCAAACAGGTGAAATAGGTTCTTGCTTGATTCAGCAGTCTCGGTAGGGATTGGTAACCATTGTGACCATGTGTCGTCTAGATTCAATTGCTCAAGAGCCGTATCCCTGTAACGTCTCTGAATACGTCTTAGTCTCTTGCTCACAATTACTCTCCGGTGACAATGTCCACTGCTGGCACACTACGCCCCATGACAGTCATGAGAGGCCTAGTTTCGGTTTGGTTCAAGTCTGCACTTAACTCTTGAAGGTAGGCATCAATGTCGCTCTGGATGCGGCCAAGGTAGTCTTTTATGTCGCTGTACCGTGATCCTTCTGCACCAGAATCATCTTTAGTGCTTTCTTCAAGAGTTAGTGCGAGTACGGGCAATACCTTATCGGCTGACGTGTAAATGACGTAATCGACAAATTTGGCGTAAGGTTCCGGCTCTGTGCCTTCATTATCGAGTATCGTCTGGTAGTCGGGGATTTCTCGCTTAACTGCTATGTCTACCCGAGTCGCCCTAGAGATGATCGTTGAATTCGTCAGCTCATCATCGTCCAAGCCGAAAACCTGTCGAACGTCGTCTTCCGTGCAGATAGTGCCCAGGAAGGCCATTACTTATCGCCTTCCTTTTCTTCAGCCTTTACAGCAGGCTTTGGCTTCTGGTTCTTATCCGCCAGCTTAATGTCACCTGACTTAACCATACTGTCGTAGGTGTCGTCAGGAATAGCTGCTACCTCTGCTGCGGTAATCTCTTCTTTTGGTTTTTTGAAGATAACACCTGAAGCACTAGCCATGTTCATAGGGTGGGCACCCGAATAGATAGCGACCTTACCATTTTCAATCTTAGCCATGTGGGTATCCTATAGTAAATCCCTACCCTAGCAGCTGCTAGGGTAGGTTTAGTGATTACGCTCGGGTTACAAGCATCATAGCATCATCGCGGAAGCGGAACATCTCTTCCGCCATATCAAAGCGCATCTGTTCTACACGACGCATTACGTAGCGTTCTACGGCTTCATAAGACGCTGATGTGTTCTGAGCGTATTCTAGAGACTGGTTAGAGTCAAACAGCAGGAAGTTGCCTGCACCACCTAATGCTGCATCTTGGTTAACCATGATGGTGTCGATGGTTTCCAGAGACACGTTCATTAAGTTCATACCAGCGTTTAGTCGATTATCACGGCCTGTGTCGTCAGAAACTGTAGGGCGTTGGCCTCGGTTCTGGATCGCCAGGAATGAGTCTTTGGTCGCCAGCATAGTGTCGGCTTCCCAGTACTCTTGACCGTCCATTAGCGCCTTAAGCCATGCAGTCTGTGTAACCTCTGAGCCTGTAATAGTGCTGTCAAAGGTAGACAGATTCACAGGAGTAAGAGCGGAGATTCCATGTAAGGTGTCACCATTTACAATACGGCTAATCCAGCGGTACACAGACTTATTGTCGATGCTACGGCGAGCAGAGCGGAGCATCATACCAATCTGATCTAGAGTGCTAGACGCTAGTGCTTCGTCGGTGATTTCAATACCGAAAGAAGTGGTTGGGATTGTATAGCCGCGTTCTGACGTTGAAATTTTAACCAACAGGTCAGGAGTAGCGCCTTGACCAATACTACGCTGCTCAAAATTACGGTTGGTGTCAGAATCGACAACAGGGCGATAGTAGGTCTTGCTGCTGACGTTGGTACGCATTGCGATCTTACTCATAAGAGCGTCGCGCAGTGGGCCTGTGTTCTGGAACAGACTCATTTCCTGCATACTCAAGACAATTTCAGGCATCAACAATCGGCCTGCAATGCTTCGATCTTGGCCATCCGGTGCCGTTACTGAGCCTGCAATAATGGCGTTACCTTCCAGTACATCAGCTGATTTGTTCTTAAACTTAGCTTTGGCGTCTAAGTTAAAGCCCATGCCTGCCGCAAACTGCTGGAATGCTGTACCATAAGTCTTATCCGCATCAGGGTACTTAGCCTGCAGGAACTGGTTTAGGCTCATACCTTGCCGAGCCGCAGTCTGGTAGTCCTTAAGGCCTGCCTCTGCTTCTTTCTGAGTACCATCAGTAGCTTGGTACTTGAACTTTACGGTTTCTAAACTCATGATCACACCTTCTCGATAATTAGTTCTTCGTCTGTAAGACCTGTACCGCCTAACAGTTCAATCACTCGCCAGCCACCAGTGCCAGCCTTTACTTGTGGTAGTCCAGCAGTACCTGCGGTCACTTGGTCGTCTGCCACAACTGTGTCTTTGATGTCGAGCTGAGTAGCGCCTGCGTTAACCACCTTTTTCCGCAGCAGAGGTTGTCGTACTACGGTGCCTACTACGGTGCCATCATCAAAGATGTCATCAACTGAATAGATAAAACCGTCGAAGTCATCCCCTGCCTCGGACAGCGCGAATGTAGTGCTGTCCGATAGTGTTACTGGCTTACCTACGTCGATACTACCTGACACGCCTGTGAAGATGACGGTATCAGAAGGGTACGTAGAGTTTGAGGTATTATCGCTAAAAACTGGAAGCATGTTGCTCTCCTATTGATTAGATACCGGACAGGCCACTTTCGGCTGCGGTTGGTACTTTTTGCTTACTCGTTAGGCCGTCAACTGCGCTTGCCGTATGGTCAGTAACTGACACTGATTGCTGGCCTGCAGGCACTGACTCTTTCATCTTAGAGAGAAGTGATGCGCATGTAGAGCCTAACTCTTTTGCGGATTTCTCGCCAAGAGCCTCAGCCACTGGCTGATTTAGCGCGATAGACAGTGTTTTAATCTGTCGGATGGCTGCTGGCTTAAGCGCCTCATTAGCCTCCTGTGCTTGTACAAGGGCGTTGGCCTGTGCGTCTAGCTTTACCTGCAACTGAGACTTTTCACCATTCAGCTTATCGTTTAGCGTAGTGAGCGCAGTAATTTGACCAGCCAGCGCCTTATTCTCATCAAGGGCAGCTTCTAACTTGACAGCAAGCTCACTAGCTTCAGGTGCGTTGTTAGCTTCTGTCTCGCTATTGGTTATTTCACCACTATCAGTGTCAGTAGTGCCATCGGTGTCTTCAGGCTCACCAGCGTCAACAGAAGAGACTGCATCTACCTCTGCTTGACTCGGAGTGCCAAACGCATCAGAAAAGACAGACCCTAGTCCGTCAACTGATCCTTCGCTGGAAGCAGGGGCCAAGTAGACTACCTGGCCGTGTCGTTTTCGTAACATAAGTGTCTACCTTTCTCTTACTTGATGTCCCATTGATAGGCCTAACCTATCGTAGACATGGGGTCTTGATCGTTATTATTGATTTTTTCGTCCATTTCTTCAAGTACTTCAAGCAAAGAAGCTACCCCATCCAGCAGTTTTTTGATATATGCTGTCTTTCCTGAGAAAGTTCGTCCATGCTCCGTCAGTTCTTCAAGGCCAACTCGGCTTACCTTACCGGCACGACCAACGGCAATTTGATCAAGAAACTCTTTGTAAGCCTCATCCAATTCTTCTAGCAGGGCTTCCTTATCTTCCTCTCTCATATCCTCAAATGGATTCATTCGAGCTTTGTTATCACCTGCTCGATAAATTTCTACTTTAATACCATCGTCGGCTAGCATTTTGGTAATGTCTTGTCGGATCACCAGCGCGCCTACTGACCCGATAGTGGATAGCCTAGACCCAAGCACCAAGTCAGCACTAGATCCTATCCAGTACCCAGCAGAGGCCATAATACCGTCGGTATACGCCACTATAGGCTTGTCAATTTTTGCCATCAGGTCTGTAACGGAGTCAATGCCAGACACCATTCCACCCGGCGTATCTAGATGCAGTAGAATAGAGTCAATAGAGTCATCATGCCATGCTGCCATCAGCGCATGGTTGATAGCCTCATAGGATGCAATCCCAACGTACTCATGCCACCACTCAGCTCTGTGTACCATACCGTTATGAATATTTATCACGGCTGTGCGGCCTTGGATTCCTGCTCGCTGGGAGATGTAGCCTGAAACCGCTCGGTCATTGCCAAACTTAGCTGAAGCTGAAGACCTAATGTTGTCTTTGTACTTGGCAAAATCTGGCACATACTTTGCATGGCCTAGCTTTACCTTCGAAATTACATCTTGGGCTACGTTCTTAGACGCTAGCCAAATTGAATGTTCTATCATTGATCTGATCCTCCGCCGCGTCGCGGCACGTCTGCATCGGGTTGAAGTGCGTCTTCCTGTGGGCCTTCAGTGGTTTCTGGTATACCTTGGGTCGTTCCAGACTCAAAACCAGTCCCTGACAGACTTGTCTGCTGTGGTGGAAGCTCTGTAATGTGATAAAAATACGAATCTGTAATCAGCCCATCCGATAAATCTTTTCTGTATCGACTATGGCGGGAAGTCTTGAATGCCTCAAGCTCGTCCTCTGGGCGTAGGTTTATGTCTTTGAATTTGAAGTCTACTGTAACGTCCATTCCTAGAATTCGACATGCAAAAGTCAACATTCTGGTCATTACGTCTTCCACGGGCTTCTGAATACCTGCGCATTGCTTAAGGTAAATAAGTGATTCAGTGTTAGATAGTGATTGAGATCCTTCTATCCTTAACCCTAGTGCGGATGAGTTAGACTTTAATGCAGAGGCTAGCTGGCTTAATTTAGTCTCTAGCAGGGGCTTATAATCTGCTCTAGACCCTGATCCGTCCTGCACTTCTGCACTAGCAGAGTCCCATGTGACCAGTGCGTCTTGTGGCTCAAGTTCATCTACCACATCCTGCACTTGATTTCTTACCCGCTCCATCTCAGCATAGATGACTTCTTTGTCTGCCGACTTAACCTCTTCAGGCATACTCTCGAACACTGACTTATAGTCGAGTGACACTACAAGTCTGCCGTGACCTGCTCGGTTTACCGCTCGTTGCATATCGTCTTTGAACGTTCTTAGGTCAAACACGTCAGGTAGCGCAGGTATGATTGGACTTATCGAGTAGGCAGCCCCCGAGTCTCGTAACATCTCACTAATAAAGATGGTCGGGTAATTAAGATCTATCTCATCCTGCTGTGGTAGTGCTTGTCTTGGATACCAAGTGCCATCAGTTTTAGCTATCTTCTTGATGTAGTCATAGGGCATCGTGCTGATGTAGGATGGCAGCCTGTCTGAGTCCATTACTAGCTCTAGGGCTGGAGCGCCTGTTATTTGCACATCAACCAATAGCCTGTGGAGAACTTCGTTCACGGATGGCTTAGCAACAAACCCTTTGGTGTAGTCATAGACGCGACCCAGTGACTTTAGGACGTTACCTGCGGCTATAGTGGCATCCGCGTCAAACTCCAGGGTAGTAGCATTAAAGGCCGTTACCTTGAATCCAGAGTTAGCAATAGTTGACTTGGTGCTTACATCAGAGGATACCGTAGAGTCTGACGTTCGTGTCATCGTCCTGACAGCAGCAGTAGCGTTGCCACTATTTATCAAGGCTATCAGGTCTCGGCCAGTCCTGAACGTGTACCGCTGATCATCGTTGGTTATTTCTGACCCAGCAGACGTACTCTGGCCGACTACCTGAGACTGCGCCTTGGTAGGCGTACTCTTTGGCCTCTGTATTGGTTTTGTGTTTGGGGCTAGTGCCATAGTGTTCTACCGGCTGTAGAGTTTATGAATGTGGGTTATGATACCATTGGAATATAAAACCCACCAGTAACCGTCACTTAACGACAGTAGGATTATGAGATGAGTACACTGTCATCACGTTATCAACAGTATTTAGATCGAATGGCTACCGCTATTGACTCCAGACTTGGCTTAGCTGGGGCATTGGCGTGGGCTACTAGAAACACGTTCATCAAGGACAAGAAGTTCAGCCTTAAGGGTCATGAAGCTCAAGAGGCTTGGTTTATGGGTGGAGACAAGATGGAGCCGCATCCACGGGTATCCATTATTAAGCCCTCGCAGATCGGTGCCACTGAGGCAACTATCAGAATGGCCGTGGCCTTCGCTGCCTGCATGAAGGGGGCTAACATTCTTTACGTTATGCCTACTGGCAAGATGGCAGAGAAGAATAGCAC